GTGCTACGCTAGTGTTTACGGTTGTTAACATAATAAAGGCTTTAAAAAAATGAAAATGCCAACTAATGGAGTAGCTAAAGACATTCGCCACTATATAGGTGCGCTTATAGTATTCTTTTTAGTTATTATAATATTGTTCTATTTAACAAGATATCAGATCCCTAGTGAAAATTCTCAGATAGTAAATACCTTGATTGGTATGATAGCGGCATCAATAGCCATGGTAATATCAAGCATCACTGGCAGAAATCCAGATGATTTAGAAGCAGCCAAAAAGAAGATAAGTAACTTGGAAATGAAGATAGAGATGTTAGTTAGCGCAAAGGATATGCTGGAAAATATGCTTATCAAGTTACAAGATGACACTATAGATCGGTTATTGCTAAATAAAAGCCTTGCTTATGATGACAGTAAAAGCGGCAAGTGCAACTGTAAAAACGAATGTAATGGATAAACTTAAATATTTTAAAACAGATGAATTTGATTCACCAGACGAAAAAGGTAGTGGCGCTAAGTATATGTCTAATAATTTCATCTATAAGCTTGATTTGGCTAGGCATTATGCCAAGTTACCCTTTCAAATCAATAGCGGAGTACGAACGCCAGATCACAATAAAAAAGTTGGAGGGAAACCCAATAGTTCCCATCTCACCACAACAGAGGGCGGAGCGTGTGCAGCAGATATTAAGTACCTTGGATCCAGATCTAGATTCATTATTATCAACTCGCTGCTCAGAGCTGGGTTCTCTAGGATCGGAGTCCATGAGGTTTTCATCCATGTCGATGATGACCCAAGAAAAGACAAAGATGTCATCTGGCTTTATAAGTAATACCAGCGGATCTACAATCACAATAAATAAAGATGATTAAAGCTTTACTGAGTCTTTTAGGTGGAAAAAATAATAAGAAGTCAGCTATTGGAGGATTAGCTTGGGAAATTAGAGAGGCAATAAAGGGAAAAGAGCTTGATCCAAAAGAACTTATAGAATTACAAACTAAAATAAATGAAGTCGAAGCTCAGCACAGAAGTATATTTGTCAGCGGCTGGCGCCCTAGTGTCGGCTGGGTTTCTAGCCTTGCATTTGCTTATCACTTTGTCGCCTTTCCTATTATTCAAACTATTTATCCAGATGTTGATTTTCCGCAACTCGATACTGAACCTCTTTTTACAGTTTTAATGGGAATGCTGGGACTGGGTGGTCTAAGAACCTATGAAAAGCTAAAAGGTAAAACAACATGAGGGCTAAAATCAAAGAAATCAGTAATTTTGAAAAGCCTAGAAAAAAAAGAAAAGGAGTTCATTCTAAAAACGCCTCTGTAAATAAAAGAGGGTGGAAAAAAAAATATAAGGGGCAAGGAAGACGTAGATAATAAATGGCAACAAAACAACTTTATAGCGCAAATCACTATCACAGACTAAGCTTTGGAGACTTTGGTTTTAGACTATTAGATGAAGATGCAACAACCTCAACCCCTAGCGGTGAGAGCTTTTGCACTATTCACTGTTTAAAAGATGCTGTAATTACTATGACATCAAATCATACTGTAGGAGACAGCTCTATAACTAGCCTTGATTTTAAAGAGGGTCATATATTATATGGAGACTTTCATACAGTATCAATTACTAGCGGAATTGTAATTTGTTATTTGCATAGATAATGGCTTTAGGTAGTGGAGTTTCTCGACCCAAAAAATCTAAGATTACTAATAAGATAAGGAGAATTATAATTCCAAAGTTTATAGGGTTAATCTGGAACCGAGTGGATCAAGAATGGCAAAATATAAATGCTATATGGAATCAATAAAATTATTAATTTTGTATAAAATAATCTAATGGGTACAAGTTTACAGAACACTAAGATCAAAGACACCTACGAGGGTCTGATCAAGACAACTGATAACTCAACAGTAGGATCATCTGACAAAGAGCTTACCGATGGCGCTGGAAATGATTTAAATATATCTGTTAACAATACTGGTGCAATTACAGCAGATGGAAATATATCAGCCGCTGCTTTAGTAAAGACTGGCGGCACAGCTTTGCAAATTCTTTTAGCTGATGGAACTATAATCACTTTAACTAGAGAGGCGGATGCTATTGGTTCAAATGACTCAGACACTAAAGTCCCAAGTAATGCTGCCGTAAAAGATTATGTTGATACACAAATAACAAATTTAATTGATGGGTCACCTACTGCATTAGATACTCTTAACGAACTAGCGGCAGCTTTAGGTGATGATGCCAGTTTTTCTACAACAATTACTACAGCTCTAGGCAAAAGATTAAGATTTGATGCCAGTCAAAGCCTTTCTTCTGGAGAGATTACTCAAGCCCTAACAAATTTAGGAATAAGTGCTACAGTGGCTGAAATTAATTATATAGATGGCGTAACATCAAACATACAAACTCAATTAAATGGGCTACAAACTCAGATTACTGGTGGCGCTGTTACCATAACAGACACCGATTTGGCAGCCAACAGAGCCTTGGTTTCAACTTCTGGAGGAAAGGTATCAGTTTCTAATGTAACCAGCACTGAAATAGATCATTTAGATGGCGTTACGTCTGCAATACAAACTCAATTAAATTCAAAAGTAGAGACACTAGGGGATTTATCAATAACCGCCTCTAGTGCTGAAATAAATAAACTTGATGGAGTAACTGCTACAACTGCTGAAATAAACCATACGGATGGCGTAACATCAAACATACAGACTCAAATAGACTCAAAACAAAATACAATAACTGGAGCAGCAACTACTATTGATGATTCAGATTTAACAGCATCTAGAGCAGTCGTTTCTGATGGGTCTGGAAAAGTCGCTGTTTCTGATGTAACTAGCACTGAGGTGGGTCATCTGGATGGCGTTTCTTCTAATATACAGACTCAAATAAATGGATTACAAAGCCAAATAACTGGAGGAGCCACCACCGTAACGGATAGTAATCTTACTGCCGATAGGGCTTTATTTTCTGATTCTAGCGGTAAAATTGCTGTATCTGACATCACATCAACTGAATTAGGGCACCTTGATGGCGTAACAAGCGGAATACAAACGCAAATAGATTCAAAACAAGACACAATAACTGGAGCTGCAACTACAATAGATGATACAAATTTAGCTACTGAAAGAGCTTTAATTTCTAACAGCTCTGGAAAAGTTGCTGTTTCCGCTGTTACATCTACAGAGGTCAGCTATTTGGATGGGGTTACTGGCTCAGTCCAAAATCAAATAGATTCAAAACAAAATATTGCGGAGCCTCATAGCGCAACTGCTATAAGTTATACCGTAACTGTAGCGACAAAAACGGCTGCTCATAGAGAAAATGGGAATGGGTCTTCTAATGGATATCTTATAGATTCAGTTGAGGCGCCTTATTTAAATTTAACTGTCGGTAAAACATATAAATTTGATCAATCAGATGCATCTAACTCTGGGCATCCTTTAGGGTTTTATTATGAGGCGGATAAAACAACTGCATTTACCTCTGGCGTTACTACAAGCGGAACCGCTGGATCCTCTGGCGCATACGTTCAAATAGTAGCGACAGAAACAACTCCGACAGTTTTATATTATCAATGCGGTAATCATGCCTTAATGGGGAATACTGTTAATTTTGACACTAGAAATTTAACTGGATTCGATACTGCTGATCTTACTGAAGGAACAAATTTATATTATACCAACGCTAGAGCGGATGCAAGAATAGCAGCCGCCACTACAGATGATCTGTCTGAAGGATCCTCAAATCTATATTTTACAAATGCTCGAGCTGATGGCAGAATATCGGCAGCTAGTATTGATGATCTTTCTGATGTAGATACAACAACAAGCGCACCTAGCTCTGGTCAAGTCTTGAAATGGGATGGATCAAATTTTGTCCCTCAAAATGATGTTTCTGGGGATAGCGCCCCTAATTGCTTTTCAACTTTTGCAGTATCTGGTCAAAGTAATATAGCAGCTGACTCAAGCTCTGATACTCTAACTATAGCAGCTGGTAATAATATTACACTATCGACCAACGCTAGCACTGATACATTAACGATAAATTCCACAGCTGTAGCTGGAGCTGACATATCATGGCAGTCATCAATAAAAACTGCCGATTTTACAGCCACCGCTGGAGAGGGATATTTTGTAGATGCATCAAGCGCATCAATAACAGTTACTGCGCCGTCAAGCCCAAGTCTAGGAGACACTGTAAATATAATTGATTACGCTGGTAATTCAGCCACTAACGCTATAGTTATTACATCAAGTAATAAAATTTTAGGAGCAGACGGAGACAGACAAATAAGCACTAATTTTGGATCAGTCCAACTGTTATATTCTGATGCTACTTATGGCTGGCAATTGACCTATGGAAATAAAGCATCAACCGCTGAAGGACCAATTTTAGGACGTGCTTTAGTTGTCGGCGGCGGTGGAGGTGGCGGCTATGGTAGGACTGGAAGTGGGAGCTCTCAAAACCGAGGTGGCGGTGGCGGTGGAGCTGGAGAGTTTTTAGATAAAAATAATATTAAACTACAAACTGGAAAGGCTTATAAAATCATTGTAGGCGCTGGAGGGGCGGCAGATACAGCTGGCTCAAATAGTCAATTTAAATCTAATGCAGACCAATCTGGAGACTTTGTTTTTGATTTTGAAGTATTTGGAGGCGGTCGAGGTGCTGGAGTAAATAGCGCTAGTAATAATGGAGGTGGAGCTGGTAGAGCTAGAACCTCTGGCGGCACAGCCTCTGGAAATGAAACATCTGAGGGATCTCTTATTAATGATGGTGGTGATGGATCTGCGGACGGAACCACTAACACTCAAGCTGGTGGTGGTGGTGGAGCTGGAGCCGCTGGACAAGATGGAAACCACAGCGGAAATAATCATGGTGGTGATGGTGGCGATGGCTTTCAATCAGACATCACTGGGACAAATACTTATTATGCTGGAGGTGGCGGAGGTGGAATTAATGCGCCAAGTGGACTTACAACGACTCAGCTTGAGGTTTATAGAGGTCAAGGTGGACAAGGCGGAGGTGGCAGAGGTGCATATAATAACTTCCCAGCCTATACCGCTTTTAGTGTTTACGGACCAGCTGATGGAACCGATGGACTTGGTGGTGGAGGCGGTGGTGCTAGAGCCCACTCAGCCAATGGAGCAGCTGGGGGGGACGGTGTAGTAATTTTAAAATACCCTAGCTCAGTCAGTATTACTATAGGCGGCTCATTAACAGCCACCACAGACAGCTCATCTGTAAGTGGTTTTAAAATTACAACTTTTACAGCTGGTACTGATGACATTTCTTTTACTACTTAATTTTTAAAATATTATGGGACATTATGCTTATATTAATTCATTAAACAAAGTTATTGAGGTCATAACTGGTCGAGATGATGGCGATAATGAAAAAAGTTGGGAACAATGGGAGGTTTTTTATACAGAAAGAAAAGGCTTGACTTGCAAAAGAACTTGTAAAAGAACATCTCGAGGGGAGCATAAAGATGGAGGTGATCCATTTAGAAAAAATTATGCTGGAGTAGGTTATACATACGATTCTAATTTAGATGCTTTTATACCTCCAAAACTTTATAAGTCTTGGATTTTAGATGAGTCAATAGCTGACTGGGTGGCTCCAATAGATTATCCAGATGATGGTAAAGATTATTATTGGAATGAGGAGGATCAAAAGTGGGAACTAATGAAGGATTAGATTCCGTAAAAAATTAATATATTTGTAAAAAATAAAAATAATGGCAAGCACAGTATTTAACGGAACTGATTTAGTTTTAAAAGTTATTGGAGATGGCGGAACGCTAGAGCCTTTAGGACATTCAACATCTTGCACCCTTTCGATTACTAACGATATGCCAGAGGCTACCACTAAGGACTCTGCTGGTTATGCTGAGGTGATATCTGGATTGAGGTCTTTTGAGATTTCTTTTGACGGTTTAGTAGATTACACCGATGAGGCTGGTTCAAGTAAAAACGTTGATTTCTTAATTACCTCAATAAATTCCAGAACAAAAATTGATTTTTCTTTTGGAACGGCGGTTTCTGGGGATCAGCTTATCTCTGGAGAGGGTTTTATCTCTGCTATTGAAGTAAGTGGAGAAATGGAGTCAACTGTGACTTATTCTGGAACTATCACTGGATCTGGAGCGCTTACAATAGCAACAAACTCTTAATCTAATAAATGAACAGCAAAAGAGGCTATTATACTGCTAACTTAGGCGGTAAAGATAGAGTCATGCGGTTTAATATGAACTTTTGGGCGGAGTTTTGCGATGTCCTTGAGATCAAATTAGAAAACATTGGAGATGTCTTTGATGGCGGAGTTTCTTTATCCGCTATCAGAGCCTTAGTTTACTCTGGTCTAGTTACTTTCGACAGAGAAAACAATAACAAAACAGATTACAACATCTATACTGTAGGATCGTGGCTGGATGAAATGGAAGCGGAGGAGCTTACTGGAATAGTCAACGCTATGATGCAATCTAAGATTTTAGGTAATGATCTAAATGTTGGAATTAGTAGGAACCCAGATTTAGAAAAAAAAACAAAAGCAGCACCTCCAAAAAAGGAGTAAGCTGGAATGATCTTTTAGATTACTACATAGGGCAAGTGGGAATATATCCAGATAAATTCTGGAATAACACTTGGAGCGAAAATCAACTCTTAGGGGAATCATACAATATTAAGCAGAATCTAGAATGGGAAAGGACTAGGTATATAGCCACTATGATTCATAATGTCAATTGTAGTAAAAAGAGTCAAATGAAAAAACCAGAAGACTTATTAAGGTTACCTCAAGATAAACAAGTTAAAAATAAGATAGAACCAAAATCAACTAGAGAGCAGTTTGAGAAATTTTGGGCTAAAGTTCAAAGGGCGCACAATCAAAAAAACGATTAGCGCCTTTTTTTTATTAATTTTGCAATATGGCAGATCAAAAGATAAGAGTAGATATATTAGGGAACGCTAAAGGATTAAGCAGATCTCTAAAAACAGCATCCAGTAATTTAAAAAAGTTTGGTAATCAAACTAGAGCAATAGGCAACAGTTTAAAAACAAGATTGACTTTACCTCTAGCACTAGCTGGAGGAGCCGCTATTAAATCGGCTGTAGATTTCCAAAAATCCATGACTAAGATTAAAACTTTAGTAGGAGTCGCTGGGTCTGAGGTGGATAAAATGGGTGGATCTGTTAGAAAAATGGCGGCAGATACTGGCATTTCTTCTAAAGATGCCGCTGATGCTTTATTTTTTATTACATCAGCTGGACTAAGAGGAGCAGATGCATTAAGTGTATTAGATCAATCTACTAAAGCCGCTGCTATAGGGCTAGGAGACGCAGCTGTAGTGGCAGATTTAGCAACCTCAGCTCTTAATGCTTATGGAATAGAGAATCTTAATGCGGAGCAAGCAACAGACATTTTAACTGGAGCGGTTAGAGAAGGTAAATTATCAGCCGAGAGCCTAGCTATGTCTATGGGTAAAGTTTTACCTTTTGCTAGTCAATTAGGAATTCAATTTAATGAAGTTGGAGCCGCTTTTGCTGCCATGTCTAGAACTGGTACTGATGCAGCTACAGCATCAACTCAGATCAAGGGTATAATGACAGCCCTACTAAATCCAACAAAACAAGCTGAAAAACAATTAGAGAAGCTAAACTTATCATCTGCTGGACTTAGAATGCAGCTTAGAGAGGAGGGCTTATTAGCTACTCTGCAAACCCTTACTGATAGATTTGGTGATAATGAGGAAGCGGCTGGAAATGTATTTGGTAATGTAAGGGCATTAGCTGGTGTTTTAGATTTAATGGGGTCAAATCTTGAGAGTACAAGAAAGATTTTTTCTAACATGAATAACACAGCTGGAATTACTTCTAGGGCGTTTTCAACTTTAGAGAAAGACTCAGCTTTTAAACTAGAAAAATCTTTAAATAAACTTAGGTCAACTTTTACCACATTAGGAGCATCTCTTCTTGATGTTTTTTTACCAGTAATTCAAAATATATCAGCTTTTGTTTTAAATGCGGTTTCTGCTTTTAAATCTTTAAGTCCAGAAGTGCAAAAGTTTTCAATAGTTATGGCTGGAGTGGCTGCTGTTTTACCTTTTGTTATATCAACTATAGGGACTCTTATCACAGTATTAGGCTCTATTATGAGCCCAATTGGCTTATTAATTGCTGGATTAACTGGAATAGCTCTTGTAATTCATAAAAACTGGAATGCAATTATACCAGTAGTTGTAGGATTGCAAAATAGATTTGTTGATTTATTTAATACCTCTAAGCCATTAAGAATAGCGATTTTTGCTCTTAGATCAGCTTTTAAATCAGCTTTTATTCTTGCTAAGGCGCAAATAGATCAAGTAGTAAACGGTTTTTCTACTATGTGGAGGTTAATTAAAGAGTTTGCTGAAAGAGGATTTAAAGGTAGTTTTACCGATATTTTAGAGCAAGGTTTTAACAACGCAAAAGCTATCACCAAAAAGTCCGCAACTGATGTCGCTGAAACCTTTTCAGATGGATATAAAGAGGCTTTGAGTGCAAATCTAAAACATGCAACTGTAGAGGGGGTTCAAAGCGGATTATCTAATGCAGCTGACGGAATTAAATCAAAAATTTCTGAACTTACTAGCTTGTTTGGATCTGGAGACGGAGGAGCCGCCGCTAGTAGTGGAGACACTACTGGAGGAGGGGGGGGTGGTGCTACTAGCACGCCCAAAGCAGAATTTTCTCATGGATTTTTAGCTCAAGGAGTAGCGGCTGAATCCGATGCCATAAATCTTGCTTTTGAAGGATTAGAAAACTCCCTAGTCGATGGGTTTGGTGGTGCTATAGAGGGATTAGTTTCTGGTAATGCTAGCATGGGTCAAGCTTTTGGAGGTCTTTTGGGAATGTTGGGTGATGTGGCTATACAAATTGGAAAAACAGCCATCCAAATAGGAATAAGTATGAAAGCAGTTAAAATGTCTTTTAAGAATCCAGCCACTGCTATAGCGGCTGGTATAGCCTTAATAGCTGTAGGCTCTTTTATAAAAAGCTTTGGAGCAAAATTCTCTGGTGGAGGTGGCGGAGTCCCAGCTTTAGCTAATGGAGGTATAGTATCGGCGCCAACTCTGGCAATGGTTGGAGACAATAGAGGAGCTGGAAGGGGTAACCCAGAAGTGATAGCTCCGCTTAATAAGCTAGAGGGAATGATTGGAGGCAGCCAATCTGTAAGTGTAGGCGGTGAATTTAGAATACAAGGTCAAGATTTAGTTGTAGCTCTACAAAGAGCAAATAGGAATAGAGATAGGATTTTATAATGAGTGGATTCATTTATCGAGAAAAGTTTAAGCTTGAATTTGCAGATGTACAAGGAAATAAAAGAAAGCTTAGTATTCTAAAAAAAGGTTATAGCGGATCACCAGTTTTAGATTTAGTTGGAACTGGCGACCCAGTAGTGGTTAAGTGGGATGCTGATGATGATTTTTATAGCCCCATAATTGGATCAACTTGTGAGCTTAGTTTACTTGTTACAGATGATACTAATTATGATAATTGGTATGATGCAGATGAAAGAGAGTATAAGGTTCAATTATCAACTGGATCAACTTTTGGCGGCAAAGTTTGGGATTTACAAGAAGACACCTACTCAGAGGCTAATTTCCTCTGGGATGAAGGTGAGGAGGGATATGAATTTTATTGGGAAGGTTTTTTAATAGTCGATAGGTATCAAGAAGCTGTTTTAACTAAGCCATATCCAATTAAATTAGTGGCATCCGATGGGCTTGGTTTATTAAAGGGAGTTAGCGCCCCAACTTCCGAAGTAAAAGGAACTCTATTTTCAGTAAATGATTTTAGTGGTGTTAATGGAAATTCAAATTTCGATACTGCATTTTATTATATTGTAGAAATACTTAAATTAACTGGATTAAATTTTGATATAAAAATAGCTCATAATTTAAGAGACTCCAGTTTTGCTGCAAATGACACATTATTTCATGAAATACAGCCTTATGAGTTCGGAGTTTTAGGAAATAATTTTAAACCATTATCAGCGAAAAAATTACTAGAGAAAATTTTAGAGTTTGCAAATTCAAGAATATTTCAATCTAATGGAAGCTGGTATATTATATCAAATTCAAATATTGTTGATAAAAGGCTTTTAGACCCAGCAGATTTATCACCTACTGCCGAGGATATAAATATTGCTACTTTAAAAAATACAGCCTCAGAAACTACTAACTTTGTTGGAAGTGATCCGCAAAACTTAAGCTTGACATTTAGCGTGCCCACTCAGTCTATTGTTGGAAGCGTATCTGCTACATCTACAGATTTCGTATATACTCCTCCTAATAATATGACTGGAGTAACCTCATTTACATACATAGCCAATAACGGAACTAATGACTCAGATCCAGCTAAAGTTAAGGTGCATGTTTTCAATACTTCAACTCCAATAAATGGATCTAAACAAGGGACTATGCATAGTGGTGTAGATATACCAGACGCTATAGCCTCTTCACTAAGTAACAGTAGAACAAATAGGCAATTATTTAAAATAAATGCACAAAGAAAATTCCCTCAAAGCGATAGTGATTATGAGTGGTTTCAAGTTGGAGATGCAATGGGAATAACTAGCACCCTAAGAGATGTAAATTTAAACGGATTTTTTGCATTGCCTAGTGTTGTAGATTATCAGTCTTTAGTGACATCATCTACTCGTTTTAGATATGCAGTAGCTTTTGAAGTTAGAAGCGGATTAATTATAGATAGATATCAATTTGGAGAGAATTTTGTAGATTATACTCCTCCTAGCTAACATTTAAAACTATGGGAACTTTTAAAACTGTCCAAAATCAACTTTTAACATCTACTCAAAAAGAGCTTGTGGATTACAATGTTTATAATACTTTAGGATCATTTAGAAGAACTGAACAAAAAGACGTTTTAATTATTTGCCCCAATCAGTTAGTACCATTAGATAAATCAATGACTGTTGAATATTTGCGCCCAATAAACAAAGTGGAATTGTCAACTAAATTAAAGCGAAGAAATATATCAAATAACAATCCTCATTTTAATTACAGAGAAAGAAGGTGGGATATTAGCAGCAGTCTTGTTTTTGGCGGACAAACAGTAAGCTTTAATTCTAGTGTAGTGTCCGATCTTAATTTAAGTACGGATTCAGACTTTACAAAACCAGTTAGGGCATTAAGTGCTGGTAAATGTTTAAAAAACCTTAATGTTGGTATATTGACAAATACTGATGACCCAACTGGATCCGCAATAAGATTATTGGTGGCGCCAATTATTGAAACTGTCCCAGACAATACTCAAGTATCATTTTCTTTTGACCTCGAGATGGGTTTTTCATACTATGTCGCAAACACTAGCAATTCAGACTATAGGCTTTTCGTTCAGATAGCTTATGTGGATGGAACTGACAAATATCCTTATAATTTTACAGACGGCAAGTTTAGCGATACAGCGGTAACTGATGCACTTTTAGAGGCAAAACATTTTAAAACTATAAGAAACGGTAAAGTTAATCAGTGGCAGAATTACTCAACTAGACTAAATGCTGGAGTAGAGGGCAGTAAGGAAAATTTTAAAATTTTAGCAACAATAAGAGCGGTAACGTATTCTAATAACGATGCCGCCCAAAGCCATACAGCCACTTTGATAGATAATTTTTTTGTAGGTAATAATATAGATTTTGGAAGTCAAGTCATTTCCACTAGAACTAGGTCTGACTCAGATAATACATTTACTGGCATTTACGAGCAAACTGGAAGAATATTTTCTCAAGAACTTGATGATAGTAGATATGATATTGGTGTTATTGGTGCTTTTAAGTCAAGATTAAGGGTGGCAGATAATGCATCAAGAATAGAAGAGCTTTTAACTCAAGAAATTTTAAACGATTACAGAGAGTATGTAAAAAGATATGAGGGTACATTTTATAGCTCAAATCTTGATCCAATACCAGTTGCGCCGCACAATAAAATTTGGTTTAAGTTTAATGATCTTGCGGAGGATATTACTTCCTACATTGACTCAATGACAT